AGCGTCAGCAGGGTCGGCGATGGTTGTAGTTGTTGTACTGGTTGATGTAACTGGACTAAAATTTGCATTATCAAGACTGCTGGCTAAAACTCTTAATCTAGTAAATTTTGCACCTTGCAAATCATTTTTTGCTGTCACTTGATTTGTATTAATTATCAAAGCGGAAACAAAACCAAAAACATTAGAAATTGTCAAAGTAGGTCTTGGCAAACTACCAGTTCCAGAATATTCAAACCCCTCTGCCTGTATTGGGTATTTTTCATATGTGTCACCTTGCCAAATAATGTCTGCATTAAGCTGATTTGTGCCAGCATGAAATCTATAAACTGCTGATGATCCATGCAGTAAAGTATTTAATTCTACTTTAAACAATTCAATAATCGCACTTGGATTTATCTTTTGTAGTTCAGAGGTAGGTATTGCCATTATGGTTCAAATACTTGTACAAAAGTAAGATTAACTATAGCTCTGTTGTTATATGGAATTGATTTTGTTTTTTTTGTGCAAACAAACTTTAAAGGACTTGCTTCATCTGTCGGAGTGTAGTCAAAACTTGCTTGATCCAAGTCTCTATCATTAAGAAAAGAAAATATGGTGTCAGATTCAGTTTCACTAACACTGAACGTCAAATCTAAAGTCATTGGGCTTTGATTTTGTGGCAAGCCAAAAAGTGTGCGGTGCTGATAGCCATCACCCAAATTCACAACTACAGCTTTTGTGTTTATTGTTTTCGTAGATCCGTAGATCGGTGTAAAGTTTGGAAAAGTTGCCATTATCTTGCTAATAAACCTCCACTACGTTTTTCTTTTATCAGTTGAGCTTGTACAGCAGCCCCAATAACAGCACCTAATTGCTGTGCATCTGCACTATTGCCAGCTACTGAGGAACCAGAGGCATCTACTGATACGTTAACAATATTTGTAGTATTGTCACCTCCACCGAGTTTGTTGTTTGGAATAATCGTACCAGCAACTTTTGGAACAAATAATTCTGGCCCACGTTCTCCAACGATAGATGCTTTGCCTACTGGTGGCCTACCACCATCTGCAAATAGACCTCCTAAAACACCACCTAAGAATCCTCCAAGTCCTTTGCCTCCTCCACCAGAGGCTGACTTGCCAAAGTTTTCTCCAAAATTTCCTAATATTTTATCAATTTGTGCATCAATAATTTTATCTCTTATTTTGTTCAATACATTTGTCATTGCCTGTCCAAACGACTGTGCGCCAGTAATAGATTCTCTAAGGTTATTTTTTATACTGCTTTCGATTTCTTCACCTACGGCAGTCATTTTTTCTTTTAACTTTTCAGCCTCTTCTTGATTCTTTTTAAGTTGTTCTTCTTGTTCTTTTTTTAATTTATTTTGTCTTTCTATTTCTGCTGAGGTTTTTCTTTCTTCATCTAATTTTGCTTTTATTGGAGCCATTGCCTCTTTATTAATTTCAATCTGTCTCTTAAGTGAATTTATAGCTCTCTTATTATTATTTTCTTGTGCAATTCTTAATCTTTTTAAAAGTTTTTGTCTTTCAATAAAAAGTTTGTTAAATGCACTTTTAAGAGCTTGCTCATCACCCTCTTTCAGTGCTTTATTGTAATTTTTTTGCTCTTTAGTTGCTTCAATTAATTTTGTTGCTAAAGCTCCGACACCAACAACAAGCAACCCGATACCAGTTGTTGCAATCGCAATTTTCAATGCTCCAAGTGCAAGAGTTACTTTTCCTATACCACCAGCGGCTAATAGTGAGGCCGCTTGCATACCTGTAAAACCACCAGAGGCAATAAGACTTGCAGCCCCAACCATGTTGACTTTAACAAGTAAGGCTGAAAATGCAGTTGTAACTATTGGAATACCTACTGCCAAAAGTTTCGCAGCAACAGCAATCTTTGTAATCATAATTGCTGCCTGTCCAGCATCAGATTTTACAAACTCAGTTACTTGAACAATAAAATCAGTAAGGAGCTTTGTAACAGCTTCAACAGCGGGTCTAAGTTCATCACCAAAAGCTCTTGATAAATCCTCTGTTGCATTACTAAAATTCTTAAATACTTGTGTAGGATCATTTTTTAATAACTCTTTTAAAAATCCACTGCCTTCGTTTCCTACTCTTCCCAAAGCTCTAAGAACAACATCACTTGTAAGTTTCCCTTCAGCAGCTAATTTTTTAAGTTCACCAATAGTCACGCCAAGTTCTTCAGCTATAGGAGCAAGAACTGTTGGTACTTGCTCTGAAACACTCCTAAATTCATCACCAGCCAGCCTTCCTGAACCAAGAGCCTGTGCTAGTTGTCTAAATGCGTTTGATGATTCTATCGCTGATGCACCAGCTAATTTAGCAGCCGTATTAAATCCAAAGAATACAGTTCTAATATCTTCAACTGATGTTCCAAGTGGAGCCAACCTTGCTGTAATATCTGTTACACCTTCAAGAGCTTCAACAGCACTTAATCCAAAAGCTTTCTGTGCATCTGCCGCAATCTGCTGTGACTTTGCAAAATCCGCACTGCTTTTTGTAAGAAGTCCTAATCTTACGTTTAACTTTTCAAAATTTGCTGATGTCTTTACCGCTTGCCTTCCAACTAAAACAACGCCTGATGCAAGAATCGCACTTCTTAAGCCATTAAATGAGTTCTGTAATTTATTTGTTTGATTCTGTACACCATTCAACGCCCTTGTTGCACCACTGGCATCAACTCTTAATCTAACGACTGCCTCTGCCACAAATAAAAAAACCTTTACTCTATATTACCTTGAAATGCGTTTTTGTCGTTGCAACGCCTTTTTTTCTTCGTCTGTTTTTACTTCATAATATCCAGCCCAATAAATAAGCTCTGCCTCAGTCATATTCATTCTGAGTTCTTGCACTGTTTTACCGAGTTCTGTTGCTAGGAAAAACTCAAATCTTAACCAGTTATCCCCAACTATTCTTTTTTTGCTGTATCAATATCAAGTGTTATGTTGTTAAGAAAAAGCTCAAGGTCATTCAATACTTTTTCTGGAAGCTGTCTTTGCAATATAGGAGCATCCGACATATCAAAAGCAAGTGTTCCATCTTCTTTTTCTGCCATCTGACAAAGAAGTTGAGTTGATACAACTAAAGCGTCAGCATCAGGGCCAGCTAATTGAGTTGCTTTGACTCTTGCATATCTTGTAATCGGTTTGAAGTATAAACTCATTATGACCTCATCTTTTGAGTTTTTTACGTCAAATTTTCTCCTTGTAACCATTTCGTCTTGAAATGCTCCAAGCAGTATGTCTGCGGATCTTTGTGTTGCCATAAATAAATGCGAAGAATTTTACTTTTTTTTAGATAGCTGATGTAATAGTGCCAGATGGTTTAAATGTGATGTTGATTGTACTAACATCACCTATAGCTGAACCCTGTTCAAAATTAGTTATAAGACCAGTAAAGCTGATCTTTTTAGTTCCGCTTGCACTATCAGGAAAAAGCTCAAAAGCTGCTGTTGCATTGTCACCAGTGGTCAAGATGCCATCCATAAATGTTGCAGTCTCACCAGAGGCAGCGTTGTCATATTGAAGAACAGCAGATCCCTCACCTTCAATAAGTCCACCAACAAAAGATTTGAAGGTGTCACCTTGAACAGTTGTTTCTTGGGTATCTTTAGTGATAGACATAGACCACTCTCTAGTGCCTAATACTGGGTTAACTGAAGAGCCGCCATCATCAAATTTGACTTGCCCGACATCACCTTTTACAGCAGCCATAACAATAAAAAGAAATATTTATAATTATATTAACCTTTTTTTGGTTTTTTTACAGCTTTTGTTTTTTGGCTTTCCATATATCGTCTGCATTGATGATCCCAGTATTGAGGTTCTCTTCTACCTTTGACAGCTTCAATAGCGTCAAGCATTTCTTCTGTAATTTCCATTACAAGTCCTCATAAATGTTAAAAGTGATTCTAATTTGGGTTTGAAATTTACCTTCAGGACTTGAAGTAAGTATTTCAGGCCCAATTGGTGAATCAAAAATTACATTAGAAACAGTAATTCTATTGTATAAGTCTCTAAGCCTCTTGCAAATTGTGAAGTTTGACCCTGCCCCGATACCCTCTTCTGTAAAAATATTTAATAATACTAATCCAACAATATTATTTGAAGCACTACTTGAATCTCCCTGAGTCAAGTATTCATTTGCACCAAAGCTGGTAATACATTGAACAAAAGTATCTTCTGCTGTTGAATCAAAGGTCATATTACTAAAAACAACAGGTATCGCTGGACTTGAAGCAAGCTCTGTAGCCAACCTAGCCTCTATTGTTGATCTGACTGTGTTTAAATCTACTGCTGCCATCAGATGCCCCTCCTAAGTTGTTTTATTACATATTGCTCAAGTTCTTTGCCTATAAGTTCTGGAAACCCTGCAACAGTATTCTGTCTTGTTCTATATTGACCACCCCATGATGGTGGTAGGTTTACACCAAAGCAAACAGGCTCTGCATAAACAAGATTATTAGTAACAGTCCCTTCAAATTTTTTTATTTCTGTTTGCCATGCAGCCCTTAACTGGCCTCCTCCCTTTGGTTCACCTTTGTAAACAACTCGAACTGGGGTGGCTTTTTTCACTCTTTTAGTCCACTCCAAAGTTGTAGCAGCAACAAGGTCAACAACAAGTTCCTCAAAAAAGTCATCAATCTCAGAAACTTTTATTTGTCTCGCCATATTACCTCAAAATAAGATCAAAACTTACAGGTGTATTATTTTGCTCATTTATAACAACTTGAATAATTTTAAATTCAACACTACTAATAACTACTCTGTCTTTTGTTGTAGGGACAAATGTAAGATCACCAGCAGATATAGTGAGCAACTTATCCTGTGACTCAATCAAATCATTAACTTGATTTCTTGAAACATTACTTAATGCACCTTTGATTGTTGTATCAGATGTAGATTCTGAAATAGATCCAGTAGTGGTGTTATATGCCCCTGCTGTTACTTGTCTGATAGTTACATCACCACCAAGCTTTTTAAGTGAAGCACTGGCAGCCTTTTTTAGTGCATTTGCAAGACTCATAATCTATAAGCTATGACTTGACCACTTGCAAGAGTGATACTTGTTATAACTCCACAAACCTCAGATGAGGCTTTCATTGTGATGCCATTAATAGTTGCAGAACCATTTTCAGTGATATTCTCAGCAACAAATGTTGCTTCTGCGTCTGTCAGACAAG